TTCAACATTTTCACTTAATCCACCAATAGCTGTTCCAATATTATCGTAAAATATTTTATCGCCAGTTTTAAATCCATGTGATGAAGAATAAATTACGTTAGACGCAATGTTTACACCTTGATAAATAAATTGAGTTGTATCGGATCCAGGAGCTGAAGTTAAAGAAACTGCTGTACCTGCGCTAGCTCCAGATGTAGATCTTGCAAGTTTTATTGTATTAGCATCTACAGATATAACATAATAAACTTTAGAATTAGATAATCCACCAATTACATTTGATGCTGCATAATAATAAACTTGGTCTCCAGTTGATAAACCATGACCAGTTAAAGTGATTGTGTTGTTTGTAGTATTTACGTTTGTTGAATTAGATGTAAAAGTAATTTTTTGTTGCTTAACAGTTTTACCTGTATCTGATTTTCCACCAATAACGTGTCTGTGCCAGGCTACGACATTCTCTAATCTATTATAAGTTAAACCAATTAATACTCCGTCAGATCTTACTCCCCATACAACAGAGTATGGTTCTTGTTGGTAATCCATTTGGATAATACCTGTTTCTGAAATATGATCTGCAAGTATAGTTAAATCTGGAGCAACATAACCATCACTATCAAAGTTATAAGCTAGTTCTCTAATTTTTCTTTTTGCTCTTTGTAAAAATATAGTTGCGTTACCAATAGACAAAGCATCTACATTAGAAGATCCATAGTTAGATTGTTTTACGATTGAAATATTTGTAGGTGTAATTGCACTTCCAGATCCCGCAGATACAGCATACTCTCCACCTGTAGTCATTACGATTAAAGTTCTTGTAGCTTTCATCGCCTGGATAGCATTAACTTGATTGGATGCGATTGTATAAACCATAGCAGCATCATCAGCTGTACCCGAAGTCATATTTTCATAGTCTCCAGATTTAGAAAAATACATTGTTTGAGGATTATTAGTTGTTCCTGCAAATACTAATCTTTGTTCAAAGAAACTAACTACAGATGGATGACCAGTAGTTTCAGAAAAAGCTCCTAAGTTCCAATCTTTAGTTGCTGTAGTATTATCAAAATCATTTTTAACTGTAGCAGTTACAGATGTTGTAGATCCTACTGCTGTAATTTTTGCATAACCATTACTTAAATAAACAAATCGATCAACGTCTGTAGACAAAAAACCAGATCCTCCATTGATACCAGTAGTAGCAGATGCAGTAATAGTTACTGATCCAGTAGTACCAGATGGTGTTAAAGTTGTGTCTGAAAGATTAAGATCTAAGTATGGTCCATCTGTAAATTCTATTTCTGTTATTGTCCAGGAAGTATGCCCAGTACGAGAAAGTTTACGAACGGGATGGTTGGGATGGCATAAGTACATAACGTCAGCACTTTGCGCAAATTTTATATTGAATAGTTCAGCAGTTAAATATGGAGATGAGATTTCATAAGCAGATCCACTAGATTGGATTTGTCCATCATCTTTATAAAATCTAATATATTGATTACCAAATTCTAAAATATAGGCTTGTTCAGTTGAAAATGTAAATGGAATAAGTCTTGTTTTTAATGAGCTTGTTTTAACTTCAGCTGTAAAATAAGTACCTGGTCGTCTAGTTACTGGTCCATGAGGTAAAACTACAAAGTTTTCAATACGCGTAGCTGCATTAAAATATTTCTGAAAGTCAGTTCTTCCCTGCATAGAAGATGACATTTCCCCAGCCGTAAAGCTAGGGATACTTAATAGTTGTTTTCCCATATTTAGTATCTACTGTTTATAAAATCTTCAGATATAACTTGATCGGTGTTTCCGTTACGAGGATCTGTATTGTAACCTTCGCTCGCATCAGAGTGTCTTGCTTCAGAAAGTTTAGCTTGATATTTTTCTGCCATCAATCCAGATACTTGTAAGTTTGCTGTAATTGAATAAGCAAGATCTGCTGCTAAAGCTGCTGAAATAGTTTCTCTTAATAAAACATCCATTTCGTTTGGATCTGTTATTGTTGAAACATAAATTAATTTAATTGTACTTTCATTAGATAGTATTTTTCTACCTTCTACTTTGTAATCAGAATTGTAAGCATCGATTGCTAAAACTCTCAAACTATCTGAAGGTAAAGTGAACTGGTATTTAAAACCCCAGGCTGGTGTAGCTGTGTCTTGTGCTAACTGTTGTCTTTTAATTAAAGAGTTCCATGGATGAGATCTAAATACTGCATCTCTAATAGTTTCATATCTTTCGTTGCATAATCTAGCATTTTTAGAATTATCAGTAAGAGAAGTTATACTCGCAGCTCCCAGCTGATTTAATGCAGAGTTACACATTTGAACGACACTAGCCATTGATTATTTCCATCCTTTTTGTAAAGCCGTGTAAGACTTTTTAGAAATTGTTGAATTTTTTTTAGATCGGCTGATCCCTTTTTTTTTTCTGTTGTTTATATTTTTAACCAAACTATTTTTACTTCCGTATGACATTTTTACTCCTATGCTTTTTTATTATTTTTTGCAAAACTAGCAGCAGCTTCTTTTGAACCAAATCCCCATGCTTTTAATGCTAATGCTAATCTTGTTGGTTTGCCGTTTTTATCTTTCATTGACCCAGACATTCCTGCAAAGCGCGCTGCAAAAGATACACGTCTTGGGTTTGTGCCAGAGCTAACTGGTCTTTTTAAATTAGATCCATCTCTTTTGTTAAAGAACTGTCTACCTCTTTCGCTTAATCCGCCTTTACTATTCTGATGAATTTTTTTTACCATCTTTAATAATATACTTTCGTCTTAATTTTCTTGGTGTAACTAAAGCAAATATTTCTTGTTCAGTTTTTTCTTCCTTAACATCAAAACCATAATGATTTTTGCTGTCGTGTTTAAATCGATCTACTAAAACATATCTATAAATATAGTTGCCACTTTTTAAGTGAGTAACAAGTTTTGGTTTATCGATCTTCTTCATGCACTCTAGGCGGGATCCACTCTCGCTTCCCCCGCCTAAAATTTCTAATGACTATTACTCATCACAAGGTACTTGGAATACATGAGTTTCTTGCATTCTAGTAGCACCTAATGCCATTGAATAGTAAACCTGTGTCGCGTAAGATTTATCATCTCTTTCAGTAATCTTAGCTTTTGGCTCAGAACCAATAGCTAATTTGATTGCATCTTGAGTGAAACCAAAACACAATCTATCGTCTGTGTTTGTAGCGTCATTGTTTAATCTAGTTGACATGATGAACTCAAATCCTAAGAACGAATTAATATCGCCTTGAGCTAGAGCTTTAACTGTGTTGAAATCAGATGATTTAACTTCAGTTGTAGCTAATAGATCTTGGATTTGTTTCGGACCACACACAAAGTATCTTTTTAAAGATGGGTCTATATCGCCATTATCAAAGAAATATTTAGTTTCTAAAAGTTTAGCAATAGTTAAACCATCAGTTTGTTGTGCAGTTGAGAACTTAGAAGATGAAGGTAATACAACCGCAGTTCCTCCAGCTACGCCTGTATCAGCAGATCCACCTAGAGCAGAAATGATTTGATCGTCAATCGTTCTGTTCATAGCAGCTGCCGCAGCTTTTGCGTAGTTAGAAGTTGGGTCTACCAACATTCTTACTTTATCTAAGTCATCGATTAAATCAGCCCATTCGAAATCTGAAAGGCTAACTCTTCTTCTGCTGTGTGGTGTATTTACTCTAGGAGTATCTCCGTGCCTTGAAGTCCGAGCAACTGCCGCGGTCGCGCCAATTTGGTCAAAGAAAGCATTTTTCCCTCTAATAGTTTCCACATCCACAGCACCTCTTAGTTTACTTCCCATTTGTTGAGAAAGCATACTTACATTTGATGAATATTGTTCAACAAATGCTTCTGTTATTTGAGTAGACATATTTGTCTCCTTTTTAGGTTTGTGATTGTTAATGTAATCGGATGATTATCCTCACGGGTCGCTCCTCAATTTTAGATCTTCTGGATCCCAGGCTTTCCTGGTGTCAACTAGGGTCTTTCGATTATCCTAATAATTTTTTAGCTATACGTTATTCTTTTGTTCTCGTAAAGCCAAAACCTCTTCAATAGCTAATTGATGATTAGGATGATTTTTATCCCAATACGCAGAACCCGATTGTGTAAGTTCTCCAATAGCTTTTTCAATTTGGTTTGGTGTTTGATAAGCTGGTCCAGATGCTTGAACAATATTATCTTCTCCCATCTTATCAGCTAACGTAGCAAATGCTTTAATCATCATTGGATGATCTCCAAGTTTAGATCCATCTTCTAAATGTATATTTAAAAAATCAGCATCAACTACTTGCTTTGCAACACTTGCAGCTCTTGTAAGATTGTGGTCATACGCTCCACCCCATTCTTTTTTAAGATCAGTTTGAGCTTGTTCTCTTGCAGCTACTGCAGTTGTTTCAGCACTATTCTCATCTTGAGCCACCATATCATTATAAAATTTAACGACACCTTCAGCTTGAGTAGGAAGTAAACCAAGTTTGTGTGCTTGGTCAGAAAATACTTTTAATGCTTCTTCATTAATCTTAGCATCTTCTCCTAATTCATATTTATATCCATCTGGAGTTTCTGGTCTGCCTAATTTTTCGTAAACAGCTTTCCAATCATCTTCAGTTGCAAATTTATTAGGTACAGGGATCTTATCTCCTCCTACCATTTTTTGTGCATGAACATAACTTTTCGCCAGGCTTTCAATATCTTTTATATTTTCTAAAGATTTGTCGGCTTTTAAATCATCAGAAAGACTTGCTTTCCAATCTGTGTTTGTTTCTGTTGGAGTTGTTTCTACAGGGTCTCCAGACAGTACCGAGTTAGTATTTTCAACTGGTGCTGCTACCTCTTGATTATCACTCATTATTTCTCCTTTTTATTGAGCATATTATTAATAAACAAGACCACGGATCTTGTTCCTTCTAAAAATGCACTCTCATGGCTATCGCCTTTAATATGCGTAGTTGTATGAAAGCTGCATCTTTTTTTCAAATCATCTAACACGCGTGCGCCTGCTTCTGATTTAAAAACTGTTTGATAGTCTACTTGTAATTGTTTGAGATCTTTCTCTGTCATTATTCAACCGCCTTTAGCGCTGGAGCTATTTGACCAGCAGCCTCGGCAACTTGTTGAGCTTGTTGTAATTGTTGTTGTTCTATTTCCATTTGTTGTTTTTGTTGTTGTTGTTCTTGTACTTGTGCTTTTGATTTCATCATCTTAGCTGGTAAACCTAAAACATCTTTAATGTGATTTACTAAACCATCAATATCTACATAATCAAAAACTGGAGCTACATTTTGTAGAGATCCAAATATTTCTATTCCACGCATCACAGAAGATAGCTCTTGGCTTTTTTGTGCTTTAGCTAATGGAGATACATATTCGATTTCAATATCTTGCTCGCCTAACATTTCTGGTATTGGCGGAAGTTTATTATTTTTTAATAATAAATTAAAAGCTCTAGTTATTAATGGCTGCAAGAACTCAGATTGCAATCTACCTAATACTGGACCAAGTAATCTCATCTTCTCTTCAGTTCTTTGCATAACCTCAGTAGCGGTCATGTTTTGACCCTGTACTGTCATCAACTGATCGACAAAGAAGTTTTCTCTAATTGCTTTTCTTCTTTGTTCTTCCATTTGAATACCTAAAGGATTATTGGATCCAATATTTAATGGTTCAATTCTTTCCCTGGTTCCAGATCTATAGAAGTTTAATCCACCTGGTACAGTTCTGATTGGTAAAATAAAACCATCATCGGGAACCATTAAAGGTGGGTCGATTTGTTTTTGTGCAGCTTTAATTGTAGTCTTACACATTGTATTCAACATCTTCGTATCAGGGAGCGCGTTCATGGCTGGAGATCTTCCGTAAATTTCGTTTGATGAAGATTTTAAATATCTTGGAACAACGTACGGAAACTCTTTAAATCCACTTTCTCTAAGAATAGTTCCTGTTTCTGGATGAACATGGCAAGAAATAAAATCCATATTATCTTTATTTTCATAACCCATTGGATTATCGGATGGATGTACTGAATGAATAATAACGCAATCATCGTATGGTTTATTCTGTATTGCTTGTTCTAAAGCTCTAGGTAATACCGCATCTGGGTACATTGAAGGTATATTTTTATTTTTAAGATGAAACTTTCTAACCAGGCAATCAACCATTCCTTTTTCATTCTCTGTAATAAAGATCTCTGAAATATGGATAGTCTTAAATCTTAAATCATCCTTAACATCATCTGTAATAAACATAGCAGAAGTACCAAATGCTAATAATTCATGGTACATTTCGAACACTTCTTGCTGGAAGTTAGATCTAGCAAATACTTGCTGCATAATTTTTGCGCTGCTTTCTAACCATTCAGTAGCCTCGTCATCCTGGTTGACCGCTTCACTTCTGAATTTAAGAACGAACCAAGGCGAAATTGTATTGGTTAGCATCCCATTTAGACTCGCTGAGAGCAATTCAAGCGCGTGCGTGGCAGTTCCATCATATAATTGGTCATGCCTCTTATCGCCTTTCGTACGCCTTACTGTAATGTTTGATTTTCTAGGTAGGAAATAATCAGCTATATCTTGCCAATGATCTTCCCAGGTAGATCTTTGAGCCTTTAATGTTTCGTATTTTTCAATAACTTGTTTTGCTTTTTGATTAATAGCCATATTAAGCTGCTCCTAATTTATTCTTCTTAATTATTAGATTATTTTTTCCTAACCCTTGTGCGGATGTAAGTAGGTTATCTTTTCTACCTTTTTTATTTGTTTGAATTTTTTTCTCACTTGCTGAATATTCTGTGCTATTGGTAGATTGAGCTTGTGATACTTCCATAGCAGTTGGAGCTTCTGCAGCAACATTTCTTACTGGAGCTGTTGATAGGATAGTATTATTATTATCATTCCCACCATTATTGTTTCCAGTAGGCACTTCTCTTGTATAACCTTTTTCATCTAACTTAGATTTAAAATCTTTTGATAAAATTTCTTCGGTACTTAAACCTTGTAAGTTAATATTATTTTTATTAGCAAACTTCATTCTTCTATTAAGATTAAGTTTATCAATAGGATTTTTAAAAATAGCTTTTGCTACTGCAATACTAGGAGGTACAAAAGATCTCTTTTTAGGAACTGTATAACCAAATTTATCTTTTTCAGTTTTACTTTTTTTCTTTTGAATTGTTTTTAATTGATCCGCGTAAGTATCAACTTTTTTTTCGTCTGATCTATCTGATCCGCCTGCTCCTGCTGCTCCACCCATATTAGTCTCCTAGTAATGTTTTCTTTTTAATGGTGCTGTCGTCATCTTCTAATCCGTCAGCTCCTGTTAATATTGTTGATCTTCTGCCTTTTCTATTTTGCAAAACTTTTCTTCTTTTCTCAGCAACTTCAGCAGCTCTTTCCTCATCTTCAAAACTTGGTGGTTCTGGCAAAGGTTCTGGAGCTGGTATTGCAGGCATTGGCGGCATCTTTGGTTTAAATATTGATCCCATAATTAATCTCCGTGTATTGTGTAATCGTTTACTGCAGTTTGTTGAGCTGCAATTTTTTTTCTTGGTAAATCAGTTATAGACATAGCCATATATCTTGCAGCATCGCACGCATGACTTGACCAATCTCTAACTGGTTTAGTTCCAAACATTTTCATTTTTTCGTTATATTTTCGATGGTACTGTCTAAGCGCATCTACCAGCGGCTTGGCTTGATCTGTATCGAACCAGCATTTAGGTAAAAGCATTTTTAAACTGTGTATACCTTCTTCTAAATTTAACTTAGGTAAAACTCTAAACCTAATTCCTAATTGGTAAGCAACCTCTTTCCTGGTCTTACCAGATGAGAATTCTGTAATTTCTAAATCCCATGGCGCATAGTGTTCGCCATAAACATAATCTTTATTCTTTACGACTTGAACATAATGCGGCAAGCCTTCTCGATTGTTTTCGTAATAATCAATAATCAATATTTGGTTTCCCAGTAATTGAAAAAAAATTATTACAGTTAGGTCATCAAGACCCAAATCCCATGCAGTATGAACTTCGAGAGCTGGGTCATAAGAAACTCTAGTAATCTGTTTATCTTCCTCGAGCTTTTTAATTATATCCCCATATATGGATCCCTCGATGTTCGCTATCCAATCGCACTCAAATTCTTGCTTATACTTCGTATCTCCCATCTGCGCTTTAGCAGCGTCTAACTCTTCCTGGTCGATAATATTTGTTTCGCTGGCTTTTGCTGTATAGGCTAGCCATTGTGGATCTCCCAAAGCGTGTTGGTATAGATCATAGAAAATATTACTCATCCCCTGTGGAGTGGAAATAAAATATGCGAAACCCTTTCTGTCAGATAGAGCGGGTCTCAAAATTTCATTCCAAAGAACTGGGTTCATTTGGCTGCACTCGTCAATACAAACTCCGTCAGCATAGATCCCTCTAATTTTATCTGGATCTTCACTAGATAGTAAAGTTATTCTAGCGCCATTTGGCAAATCACAACGCAGCTCAGTTTCATTAAATGTAGTACCTGGAATACATCCAGCGTATTGTTTTAAATAATCCCAACAAACCCTTTTTATTGAAACGAATGTTGGTCCAATCAAATAATATCTCGGGTTCTTTTTCTCATTTGTCAGCGCCTTCTTTATAAGGTGCATGATGATAAGAATACTTTTTCCAAATCGTCTATGACAATTTAGAACTGCAAATCTATGCTTATCCAATTCATTGTGCAGCATCGCTTGCAGCGGTCTCGGTGTATATGGTATTTCTATGTGCATTAATGTAATGTGGGTAAGTCAGCCATATCCAATATTGAATTATATTCTATCCCCGAGTTTTTCATTAAATCTTTTACGAAACTGTTAGCGTGTCTTTCGTTATCAAAACCATTTAAGTGGATAACCAATCCGTTTGTATCTTCTGCCAAAAATACCATCGCAGTTATAAATTTATTTTTCTTATCCTTATCCATCTGTATGTGTGTGGCTGTGTGTTGATCTTCCTATTTATATATACTTACAAAACGCGCCCGAGTTTCGGGGTATACCCCCCAATGTTCCTGCTTTGTTCCGCTTTTTATATGCAAAAAACAGGGTCGATAGGTACAATACCTGTCGACTATTAGCGTAAACATTAATCTTTTTAGCTATCGAACTGGTATCGAGAGTGTGCGCCAGGATCAGAACTCCATATCGCGCGCCCGAGGATGACTGCGTTGGCTACAAAGAACCAACTTATCAACCAGTTCAGCAAACCAAACAGTTAAAACAAATTCATTTTATCAATCAGCTGCTGATAACTTCTTTGTATCTTGCTGATCCACTTGCTCAATAATTTCTTTAGCTTGTAATAAATCTTTTTTATCATCGCTCGGTCTCCCCCATGATATAGTTAATGTTGTATCTTGTTTAACTTCTTGTTTAGACTTCTCTCCAAATGTGCTGCTCGCAAGTTTAGTTGCAAGCCATCGAATGTGGCTCCACTTCTCTCTCAAGAAATGTGTCTCTTGTGGTGTCTTTGGGATCTGCATATCTTCTGAGATCTGATCTAACAAAGTGAACACTCCAGTTTGCCTGGCGTTCATAATCTTTTTTTGTAACTCTTCATTCTCTCTACAATGCCTGTAGACAGTTGAAGTATCTGGCATCGATTTATCTTTACAGATCCTAGATAAAGGTTCTCCAAGTTCTAATCGTTTACAGATTTCTTCAGCTTGATCCATGATAATAATTCTGCTTCAGTTTTATTTTTAAAAGGTTTTAAATTCTTTAATGCTTTTAATTTGCCTTCGATTGATGTTGGTCCATCAGAGAACCCTCCATGATATTTACATCTAAATTTTTTCGAAGTTTTTTGAAAGTAACCTTTGCATCTACATTGTTTAGTAAAGTTACTTGATCTTGTGTAACTTTCACATTGTATTTTGTGTAAAGGCTTACCTACCACAAGTTATCTTTCTCTTTATAAAAAATTGTCTATCTTGTCTACTGTTTGTTTATCCAGGCTAATTTCAAGATCCAGGATCGCAGCTCTATATCGTTTCTTAATCGTAACTCGATGGCAGCCAAATCGCTTGCCAAGGATAACCCAGGAATATCTCATGGCTCGCGCCCAGATCAGCCTTCGATCTTCTAATTTTGGGATCTTACCAAGTAAATCAATAGCTATCTCCCAGCAGGTAATTTGTTTGGAATTAGCTCTCAATTTCAGCTTACCTTCTGATTTCCAATATCCATCATCTTTACGATCATAAGACATCTCCAAAATATCGTACATCTCAGTTGCTTTAGGTTTTTTAACTCCTGGCATCAATCTTTCAGTAGTTCCTGCAATTTCAAACAAAGTTACTAATTTATCGGTAATTATGCGCATAAAGCCGCCTTTCTAGCGGCATCAAACTTTTTTATAGGTTCATCTTTCTTAAATGAGTGTTTTTGGATCCGATCGCCTTTCCCGTTGCTATATTCAACATAATGACCTTCGCGACCACACTCCGTATACTTTTCTCCGTTATACTCTATAGAATGTTTTGCAACCCCCCCTGTCGATGATGATCTATTATAGTTAAAGTTACTTCTATTAAATCTATTATTAGTTTTATAAGATGGTTTTATTAATACACCTCTGTGAGATATATCCCTCCCCTCAGAGAGAGTTATCACTCTTTTTTTAATAGTTTCCTGCAATATTTTCTGTCCCGATAATAAGTATAAATTAGTGGAACTTAGGCGTTTTACAGCTATCAACTTTAGCTTGGCAAGGTGTTTAACTGATCTTTGAATGGCAGCAATACTGATACCTGTTCGCTTCTTAATTGTAGCGTATCTTGGATGACACTTTCCATCCTTAACATTCATGTAACTAACCAAACAGAAATAAACTAATTTGTCATGTGCAGATAATCGATCATCCGCCAAAATATTTAGATCCCCAACAAAATATAAACTCATGCTTGATCCTTCTTGGTGCAAACCATATTGTGTCGATCCTGTAGCAGCTCCATAGCTTGAACCCATGCCTCTGGGGTAAGGTTTACCTCTGAACCCTTCTCTGGTGTTAGCTGTTGCACTCTAAAGCCTATAACTTTGTTACCTTTGACTTTATAAAAAACCAGGAAACTTGGTAATCCACACATCCTGGCTAACTTGGCTGTCGTTGTTGTAGCTTTCCAGGGTTGTCCAACATCAAATGCTGTTTCTTTTAGATACAATGGCTCCTTACATCTTAAACAGATCCCCACTCCATCCATATCGATTAGACCCAATTTCTGTGGCAAAGCACGATGCCATAAACTATAATCCGAAAATTTTACATCTTTAAAATAAATATCTCGCGCCATTACGTTCCACACATTCCTTCACAAATTCCATCAAACAAACTAGGTTCGTCATCTTTCTTTTTAATAGTCAGATCCGCATCCTTTAAAGGTACGGCAGATCTATGCAAAAAATATTCTACTTCGGTTCTATTAGTTCCACGCAATCCCGTTCTTAAATCCTCATCTAATTTTAATACTTGTTCCCATTCCTCTTTGTTAGCTTTTACATTTTGCCATTCGGTGTTGTCGTGATATGGACAAAATGTGCAAGCAGATCTAGGAGGCTCTGGATAACCATTTTCTTTCATCCAATCTTTGCAGCCTTGCCTGGTAATTTTAAGATCAATTAATGGATAATTAAAAGTTATATAATGGTATGAGCTAGTCCGCATCCTTTGTGGCTCATCCCTGGAAATTCCAAAAAATTGCTGGACATGATGCTCTTTAGGAACCTTTCTGCCTTTAGGCACTCCCAATATTTCTCTTATCTTTTTTGTAATAGGTTCTATTTTATAAGTTGATGTGCAAGCTCTACGGATAATTCCTTTTTTTCCAGTTTTTTTATTTCTGGTAAACATTGGAATTGTTGCTCCTCTTACATATTCATCTCTATTAGATTTTCTTAAATCATCTGGAAGAGAACCAGCAGATATAACTAATACTGGAAATGAAAGTTGTGATCTTAACCACTCTAACCAATTATAAACTTCTTTAGGCTCTCCCTGGGTATCAGAAAAAACTGCATAATCTGGTTTCGGGACCAATCCCTTTTCCATCATTAATGCTAAAGTTGATGATTGTACTCCAGCTCCTAAACTTAATATTTTTAAGTTCATAATCCACCATCCTTACGGAAACCATTAAGAGGATCTTTCAGCTGCTTATTTTCTTTTTGCAAACCATCAATTATTGTTTTTAAATTTTTGTTTTCTTCGCTCAGCCTATCTATTTCTTTTTTAAAATTATCAGTTTCTTTTGACTTAGCTTTATTCTTATCAATCACATGAAAGTGAGCTGGCGTTAATTCTGTCATTTGTTAAAAATAATCTCCGTTACATCCTGTACCCAACCGCCAGGAATAGTGTTTGTATTACCTACAGTTAAAGATCCATCCTCCATGTCATAAGAATAGTCTGCAAATATTGTGATTACTTTTTTGTTTCTAACCAGGAGATGACCCTTGCTTATACAAATTGCTGGCTCAATTTTTAAGGCTCTTGATACTGTCATCCAGGAATTATCAGCAATACAATCCAACCATTTAACTTCTACAAATGGGTAATCAGCAATCGTTCCTGTTATCTTTTGTTTAGCCATAAAAACTAGATGGTAATACTTTGCCTTTTGTTTTAGATTTAATTAGATCCATGTACTTGGGTCTCGGAATACGATCTCCAACACACCATCTACAAACTGTACTCTCTGGAGAAACCCCAGTAAGACCAAAAAACTTTGCTAATTCTTTATGTGAAAAACCTTTTTTTTTTCTAAATTCTTCTAATTTCATTAAAATCGTTTGTATTTATCCTTACCTTATTGTCAATGAATATGCGGAACTAAGTTATGTATAAAACGGGATAACTATATTAATTTAACAACTTCTAAATGTATTACACGGGAACTGTTGACTTATTAAATACTTGATAATACGTTGACATTATGACAATAAAAAACAAATTCACAGTTATTAAAAATGACATTGTGGGTGCAGATAACCACGATAAAAAAACAATGGCATTATTAAAAAAATTATTAATTGAAAAAGATATGACCCAACAAGATTTGGCTCGTCTTTTACAAAGAGATAAAACTACAATCAGTAGA